CGCAGAGACACGGTTGATACGTTGGCAGCACTCAAGGCGCATTACGCAGCCAAGACGCGGGAATTGATGGTATGACTGACACAACGATCAGCATCACCCTGCTCAACCGGCAGCAAGCATGGGCTGACATCAAAGAGCAAATTTTCCCATTCCTGGCAACCGCTTTACAAGCCTCTAAAAAGTGGGTTCTCACTCTCAAACCAGAAACCCGCACGCAAGCGCAAAACCGCTTGATGTGGCCACTACTGACGGTATTCAGCAAACAGCTTCTGTGGCCAGTCAATGGGCAAATGGTGACGATGACACCTGACGACTGGAAAGACCTGCTCAGTGCCGCATTTAAGGGCGAATCCGTGCGATTGGCTATGGGGTTAAACGGTGGCGTTGTGATGCTTGGCCAGCGCACAAGCAAATTCACTAAGGCGCAGTTTGCCGAATGGATCGAGTTTCTGTACGCCACAGCCGCAGACCGCGACGTGAAGCTACCAGCATGGAATTACGACACAGGCGAGATTGATTTGAACTATTTGGAGCACGCATGAGCAAGCAATGGGGATCAGGTTTTCATACAGGCAAAGAGATTGGCGAGTATTGGGGAGCAATGCTTGAAGGCGGCAAATGGCAAATTGAAATTGCCGATAAAGCTGACGAGTTGGTTTTGCTTTCCGATGCTGTACGGCATCTTTATGAGACATTGGACGACGGCAAAACAGAGACATGGCGCATGTTGTATTGCGCGACTATTGCCAGACGAATTAAACAAATTGCAAAGTCAATGCCGTGTTCTTTTGTTCAGGTTCATGAATTTGAAAGAGACATCCCAGGTGATAAAAATGACTGACTTGGGAAAAAGAAGTCAGGCTATGTATCACTTGGAGGTTTGCTTCGAACCATGTGATGCAAAAGGCACGCCAAAACCCAAAGCTGAAATTGATGCTCACATCACAGCAGCGCACTACCTCATTCAGTCGATGTTTGATGGTTACAAGCCCTCTAACTACGACGAAATCATGTCCGAAGCAGCGGAGTACGACGCAAAAGATGAGGCTAACGATTTACTACACCGCCTAAAAAAATCATGACCCACACGATAGACACCCCAGGCGGATTTGTCCGAGCTACCGGCACAGAGGCCCGCGTGTGTGAGCTGATAGCCCGAAGGCAGCAATTCGGGATTGGGAAATACGGCGTAACAGTGGAAGGCAATCCGCTACCACTGCGCCAGTGGCTTGTCCATGCGCTGGAAGAAAGCCTAGATCAATCGATATACCTTGCGCGTGCAATCGAGGATATCGACAAGAAACAGGTGATTAACGACACCCACGGGAGGGAGTTTCAGTGAATCCAGGCTGCAAACACAAGGAGACAAAGCAATGAAAATCAGTGAACGATACTCAGTTGCCCGCAGCACAAGCAACCTCAAGTCAATAGTGACATCAACTCTCAGTGCATCCGACATCCTTGGCGCTGCTGGTATGGCGGCGCAGAGGCACAGCGATGCAATGATGCTATGGGGTGTTGTTTATGGCAGCAACAACGATTCAAAGATGGCATTGGTCGAGTCATTGGCTGACAAACTGCGCAGCCACATGACGCGCTACAGGCTAAAAGGCAATCCACGGCACATAGCAATGGAGGTGCTGGCCCACTACCTGCACGCTACCTGCACAGCATGTGATGGCGTTGGTTATCAACTGATCCACGATACCGTGCTACGTAGGGATGAGCCTTGCGATGTGTGCGGTGGTAGTGGCAAACCTCACACGCCAGCAGGGGAGGCGTGGCAATGGTTGCATCACTATGTCGCAACGCTGTTATCCATCGCGGCAGGGCACACGATGGCTAAGTTGGCAGGGGAAATGGACTTTTGAAGGTGGCAGAATCGAAAGCCAAACATTAACAAAGGGGAAGAAGTGAAAATTCTAAAGGTATTGCAAGTTGTCGGCGTTCTTATGCTTGGTATTGGGATAGGTGTTGGCTTTAAGGATGGGGATATGTTTTGGGCCGCAATCGGTCTATTGCTGTTTTCTGGAGCCAAGGTAACTTATTGGATTCAGTCAAAAAAGGATTGACGCATCATGCAAATAGTGCATAATTACTCCCAAGCTACAAAGGCACTGAGTCGGTGCCACAAACAATAGGCCATCCGTGTAGTGGATAGTCGCCTCCAAATACAACCCGCATCAATCAGATAGCGGGTTTTTTTACGTCCCGCAGTCGCAGACACATGACTAGGCCATGAGCCAACCCACTGCGCTACTCGGGGCACCAACAGCGCAACCCTGGCGCACTCCCCGCGAAAGCTGCACCGCAATACAGGGCCGCAGCGCAAGGCAGACAGCCAGCCGAAAGGTAAGTCCTAATGGCTATCAAGATGCTAAAGCCTCGATTGAAGGCCATCAATACCAACATCGTAAAGGTGCTTGACACCAAAGCAGGAGCAACGCAGCGCATACGCGGCCATCAATGGATGGGCATACGGCGTGAGGTGCTGTTAAGGGATGGCTACAAGTGCCAGCAATGCGGAATCGTTCGCATGGATAACGAGGTTGACCACACGATACCGCTTGAGCAAGGTGGCAGCAATGAGCTACATAACTTGCAAACCCTATGCGGTGGGCCAACAGGTTGCCACACGGCAAAGACGAAACGCGAAGCAGCGGCGAGGGCAAATGGGTAGGGTGCCTCCGAAGTCGCCAACCTTTCAAGCCCGGACACCGACTGGTATCTCACGCGCAGATTATTTCCCTATTGGAGGTTTTGTTAATGGCTGTTTACGGCAAGAAAAAGGTGTTTGCCGATGCCGTTTTGGCTGGCTCCACCAATAAAGAGGCGGCAATCAAAGCTGGCTACAGCGCGGCCACTGCATCTGCGGCCGGTTCGCGCCTTGTTAAAGATAAAGAGGTAGCTGCTTACCTGGAAAAGCAGCGGGCAGCGGCTGAAACAACCGAGCCAGTAGCGCAGGACGGGCCTAAGTTCGATCTTGCTGCGGCGATGACACACACCGACCCGAAGATATTTCTAACGGCGGCGATGAATGATATTGAGCTTGACCCCAAACAGCGAATCATTGCGGCCAAGGCCCTGATGCCATTCGTTCATGGCAAGGTTGCCGACCAATGTAAAAAAGAGGATGCGGCTGATAAGGCGAAGGTCGCAGCGGCGGGCAAGTATGGCGTGCGGCCTGGCCCCCGCCTTGTGGCGTCGAAGTAATTGATGGAGTGGACTACCGCGTGCCCCGATTGGGAGCGCCGCATTGTTGCCCGCGAATCCCTGATTACTTCCCCGCCCCTGTTTAAAAGCGAGGCCGATGCCGCATGGGAAGTTTGCGGCGGCTTGCGATTGGTAGATGTGGCAGGCCAGCCGCTGTTGCGAGATGTGGCGCTACCATGGACGCGGGACTTGGTGCGTGCCATCTTCGGCGCGTACAACCCGGATGACGGGCGGCGTTACATCAATGAATACCTGCTGATGGTGTCCAAGAAAAACGCCAAGAGCACAGTTGCAGCGGCCATCATGTTGACCGCTTTGGTTTTGAACTGGAGGCCATCGGCTGAATTATTGGTGCTGAGTCCTACCAAAGAGATTGCCGACAACAGCTACAAGCCGATCCGCGACATGATCGGCGCGGACGATGATCTCAAAGCGCTGCTAAAAGTGCAGGACCATATCCGCACAATCACCCACCGCGAGAACAATGCTTTCCTCAAGGTGGTAGCGGCAGACAGTGACACGGTTTCTGGCAAAAAAGCATCATTCGTTTTTGTGGACGAGCTGCACGAATTCGGCAAGCAAGCCAAAGCCAGCAATATGCTGCTTGAGGCAACGGGTGGGCTGGCATCGAGGGCCGAGGGGTTTGTGATCTACGCCACCACACAATCAGCCGAGCCACCAACCGGCGTGTTTCTGGATAAATTGAAGTATGCGCGCAAGGTGCGTGACGGTGAAATCAAGGATCAGCGATTTTTGCCGGTGATCTACGAATTCCCGAAGGCAATGCTTGAGCAGGGTGCGCACAAGGATTTGGTAAACGCTTATGTGACCAATCCGAATTGGGGCGCATCGGTGGATATCGAACGCATCACGCAGTTGCACAGCCAGGCGGTTGAGAGCGGCGAAGGCCAGTTTAAAGAGTTTCTCGCCAAACACTTGAATGTAGAGATTGGGCTAAACCTTCGCTCGGACCGCTGGCCGGGCGCTGATTATTGGATAGGACAAGCCAAAGCACCAGGCATAACGCTGGATCAGCTTATTGACCGATCAGAAGTGATCGACATAGGCATAGACGGTGGCGGGCTAGATGACTTACTGGGGCTGGCAGTG